AATTCTATTCACGACGCATTTGACCTTGCGAGACAAGAATTAGCCCAACAGTAAACTAGGAGAATCAAATGGCTGCTGGAAACGCAGATTTTGATGCAATTCTGAGCACAACGCTCAAAAACTACGTACCTAAGTTGGCTGATAACGTTTTTACGGCTCGTCCTCTGTTTTATGCGCTTACCAATGGTCAGACCATTCGGCGCATTAACGGTGGAGCCAAAATCGTTGTCCCCATCATTTACGGTACAAACTCAACCGCTGGCTCATATAGCGGCGCTGACACGATTGACACGACTGCTCAGGCAGGCATTACAGCCGCTGAGTTCGACTGGAAACAGTATGCAGCGACCGTAACTATTACTGGCATTGAGGAAGCAAAAAACAATGGCGAAGCAGCGATCATTGACCTTCTCGAAGGCAAGATCATGCAAACCGAGGAAACCATTATCGAGAACATGAACACTATGTTCTGGAGCAATGGTGCAGGCAACGGCGGAAAAGACTTTATGGGTCTGAACGGTCTTGTCGGAACTGGTAACGACGGCCCTGGAAGTACACTTGCAGGTATCGACGCTACTGATTCTGACAATGCTTGGTGGAGGTCAACACTGACCAACCAAGGCGGTGCCCTTACTTTGGTAGCCATGTCAACGATGTACAACACGGTTTCAGTTGGTAATGACCAGCCGACAATCATCATCAGTGACCAAGACGAATACGAAAAGTATGAGTCTTTGCTTCAGCCAAACCTTCGGTACACAAGTGCCGAAGTTGCAGATGCAGGGTTCCAAAACCTCCTTTTCAAAGGAGCACCGTGCACCTTCGACAGCCACACAGACTTGAACGGAAAAATGTTCTTCTTGAACACGAAGTACCTCAGGCTTGTGGCACATACTGAAACTTGGTTCCAGCCGACACCATTCGTGCGGCCCACGAACCAAGATGCTCGTTATGCGCAAATCTTGTGCTACGGCGAGTTGACCACTTCCAATAGGTCACGGCAAGGCATGTTGTACGGCCTTACCGATTAATAAACTAGAGGTGGGGGGGGATTGATTTCCCCCCACCTCAGAACAGTGGAGTAAGAATGCAACGTGAAGTAGCTTTGGTTTACAGTCGGGACGCAAGACCCGCAGGTTCAAGTGACACACGCCCAGGGCATTACGCCCCAGGGCAGGTTAAGGGATCACGCCCTATGCCAGGAGTCACTGAATTTATCGAAGAAACTTCCGTTGCATCTTGCTCTGCAACGACCCGCGCAGGAAACCCCTGCAAAGCGCGTCCTGTCGGCGGGTCGGATCTTTGTATCGGTCACACAAATCAGGCGAGGGCTGAATCGTGACTTTTACCAATATGACGTTGCAACAAATTCGCGATCAGGTTCGGAATGTTGTAGATATTGATAGCAGCGACATAAGTGACCAAACACTTGACATTATGATCGGTCAAGGTTTTGACACTATTGTTTACAGCGAAAAACGTTGGCCTTTCTATGATGTGTCAACAACTTTCAATACCATTGCGAGCGATAAAACATATACGCTGGCACAGATTGCTGCGGCTCCTGATGCCGTTTCGCAAGGGCTTCGGGAAATAGTTTCTTTGAAAGACGACGATCATGTGATGCAGTTCATCGGAAACGATGACGCTGATTTTAATTATCCGCTGGATGTTGCTTCGTCTGGTCGTCCTTGGGAGTGGAGTTTCTGGGACGATACAGTTACTTTTTATCCAACTCCTGATGGTGTGAAAACGATCTATGTTAGGGCTTTGAGGTATCCAACTCCGTTTGGGTATGGTTCTGGTTCAAGTGATGTTCCAGATTTACCTAGTCCGTTTCATCCGATTCTTGCGACTTACGCGACAGCGCGCGCATACATGCAGCAGGAAGATCCTGTTATGGCTAATCAGTATCAGGCTCAATTTCAAATTGAGTTAGATAATGTTGCTCGTCGCTATGCTGATGTTCCCGCTCCGCAACCAATGATTGCTAATAGTCGTAGATCTACTCGCTACCTTGCTGGTTTTGGCGCTTTGCGTTATGCCAACACAGGTGGCGTTGAGTGGTAGCAGATGGCTACGGGTCAGCGACAGTTCTCTCTTGAGGTTCTTGAATCTTTTTCGGGGGGATTAAATCTTCGAAGTGATCAGTTTAACTTGGAGGAGAACGAATCTCCAGACATGTTGAATGTAACTGTTGACCCTCGTGGTGGTATCCGTATGAGGGATGGGGTAAATCGCCGCAATACGACTGCTTTGAGCCATAACGTTAAAGGGATGTGGGGATTCCATACCGATGGTGGAACAAATCAATTAATGGCCAACTGGGGGACTAAGGTTGGTTACTCGGAAACAGGGAATTTTACAGAATTATCGGGAATCACAGCAAGGACGAACGGATCTCGTGTTTACGGGATCACAATGAACAATGTGGCTTACGGCGTTAGCTTTGACCAGCCGTCTTTCAAGTGGACTGGGAGTGCGGCTTCGGATCTCGGAACCTCTTTTGGGGCAAGCGGCAATATGCCGCAAGCCCAATACATCGCATTCTGGAACAACTTCGCTTGGGTGGCAAACACTGAGGAATCAGGAGATGAATACAAATCCAGACTCAGATGGTCCAACATCAATGACCCAGAAACCTGGGATGCAACCGACTACGTAGACATTGACTTAGGGGAACACGGTGATTTCATCACCGCTCTGGTTCCGTCAGGTGACAGACTTCTAGTTTTCAAAAACCAAAGCGTCTATGCCGTCTTTGGTTTCGACTCAGACTCATTTCAAGTTGTGACCCTATCGAGCGACGTTGGATCACTCGGCCTTTCATCCCCAGTGAACACCCCATTTGGAACCTTTTTCTGGTACCAAGAAGAAGGTGTTTACAACTACAACGGCGAAAATTTCACTTGGGTATTTTCTAAACTCAAACCAGCCATAGACAATGGTCAAATTACTTTCGGCACCCCTCCCGAACTGGCATGGGCGAACAATAAACTTTATGTCAGTGTCGAATGGACAGACGTGAGCGGTGGAGTTGTTAGCGTATCCCGTCGCACACTCACATTTGACCCGATTTTGGGGCAAGGTGGAGCGTGGACTACCAGCGATATTGACGCTGGGCCTTTACTTGCATATGAACCCCCAGGGGGAAGCCCCAGTGTTTTCGCTGGATGCATAGCCAATACTGGGCGAGTTATTGAACTCGAAGATGGACAAAAACGTGACGCTGACAGATACACGGCTTCAGGCGAAACACATATCCCTTCGTATTTCATTACTCGGTGGGTGACAGGTAAAGACCCCATTGTGAAGAAACGTTGGGGTCGTCCTCGTGTTGTCGTGTCCGCGGAGGAAACATTAACTTTAACGTTTGACATATTTAAAGATTATGACAAGTCAACTGCGACCATTGATGGTCAGCAGTTGAGTGTTACTGGTAAAACTTCTGCTTCTCGTTGGGGTACTGCCGAATGGGATGAAGATGACACAACTGACCCCGCTAAAGCCTTTTGGGATGCTATTGGACGCGATTTGACTGCGGATGTAAAGAATCTACCCACACTTGGGACAGGTAGAGCGGTAAGTATGAGGATTGATGGCCCTGCTTCTGCTAATTTGCATTGGGAAGTCAACGCTTTGGCATTCACTTATACGCCGAGGAGACTCCGTTAATGGGAACTTTAACCATCCCGAACACATTTGTTGCTGGTGAAACCATTGTTGCTGGCGATATGAACGCCAATTTCGTCGCGGTAAAAAACTATGCAGAAGGCGATGTTCTTCAGGAAAGCACGGCTACCGCTAAGGGCGATATTTATGTAGCGTCGTCTAGTGGTGTTGTGACAAAGCTTGCTGTTGGGTCGAATACTCAGGTTTTGACTGCGGATTCGTCTACTGGTACGGGTTTGGCGTGGAGTGCTGCGCCAGCAGATGCGACGAAGATGCCGCTTGCTGGCGGTACTTTTACTGGTGCTGTCACTTTTGATGGCGCTAGTCCCATTATTTTGGAGGGCGCTACAGCTAACGCTCACGAAACAACCATTACAGTTACCGACCCTACCGCTGACAGGACGCTTACTTTGCCTGACGCAACTGGGACAGTAGCGCTTACTAGTGATATACCCACGTCCGTGAACGGTACATCGGATAACATTATTTCTAATCAGGTCTTTAGCTAAGGAATAGATATGGCAACATACTCCAAGGTCGCTTTAAGCGGTGGGGCTGCTGATGGCACAGGTATCGAACTTGCCGTTGACAGTGGCACGTTTACGACCATTCACACAACTACAACTACAGTTTCCACTCTTGACGAGATATGGCTGTATGCGTCTAACACGGATGCAACGGATCGCAAGATCACGTTGAAGTTCGGTGGAACTGACGATCCAGACGATCTTATTGAGTACACCGTAGTAGCCGAAAGCGGTTTGGCTCTTGTAGTTCCAGGTTT